CGCCCTTTTCCACTCCGACCTCATATGGAATCTTTGCTTGGTTGAAGGCGTTATTGAAGTCGTTGCTTACGTTGAAGTCGCTAGGGAACCACTTGGGCAGGTAGTTGGGGTCTGCTGTTTTCCAATCCTTGCTCTTGGCGTAGAACTGTTTTTGTGTTAGGTAGATGTGCGTTCCATCTCCCCTAAAATCAACACGGTCTACAACAAATCGCCCGCCAGTCAATAACTGAGTTCCAATGTGTTCTGGGTCAAGTGCTGAAAGTTGCGTTCCAATAGTTCCAGCGGGTGCGTGTAAATAAACGGCTTCGTTTGGATTTCGACCATACCGATTTGCCCATTGGTCGGCGTTTTCGCCAAACCCCGTGCCTTGTTGGTTAGCCCACGATGAAAGGGGCAAGTCCACAGTTTTACCTTCGGCAAACTTCTCCATAAAAGCATCTTTTGCGCCCGATAACTTGTCCAAAACTAAACCACGCTCAACCTCATTCGCCACGGGTGCAGAGCGTTCGCTAACTGCTTTCATAAAGTTATTAGCGTCTTGCTTCGCTTGCTGAACTTGTGCGTGGCTAAGTGGTATTGGTTCTACATAGGTTCCGTTTAGGTCTTTCCATTTTACTTTGTCACCAGCACTTAGTGTTTCACCGCCCATTCGTTTGTTTAGTTCGTATGCAAAAGCACTTTTGCGAACCAAATCTTCTTTGCTTGGCGAACCTAAGTATTCCAACCCCTCAGGGGCGTATCTAAATACTCCAAAATACAAGTTAGCAAGTTCTTTGGCTTGCCCATCACCAACTTCCCACTGATTACCGTGGAATTCGTGACCTGCGACATCGCCCTTTGCCAATGCACGATTTATCGGCTCTGCTGATACGCCAGTATCAGTATTAACTTTCTGGTTTGCAAAAATTTGGTCGCCAGTTGAAGTTGGCGCCGTTTCTCCCCACGAGGCGTAGGTGTCGCTCATTTGCAAGATGGAACGGTCATAAACCATGACATAACCAGAATTGGTATACTTGTAACCGCTAAGTGCGTCCGAGGAAGTTTCGTTAAGTCCTTCCGCAAGTAGGTCGGCTGTTCCCTTATCAAACCCGTTTTGTTTTAACAAATCGTTAAAGTTTGCCTCTTTGGAAAAGTTATAGTTTACGCTCCTGCCACTTCCAGCGTTGCTTGCGTCTGGGTTAGACCAGTCAAGCCTCATCTGCAAAAGCATATGGTCTCTAGCGTCGCCACGCTCGTTGGCGTACTCAACCGCTTCGCTTGGCAACTCGCTGGTGTAGAAGGCTGTTCCGTAAATTCCCCCACCGTATGTTGGGTTGTCGCTGTGCGCAAACCCCGCAACCACTTCTGCGCCTTTCCCTACGGGCGCTGAAAGTCCAGTAAATAATCTTTGATATTCGTCGCCCTTTGAAAACTCCGACTCACTTACAACCGAAGGTTTACCTAAGTTGCCGAGCATTGCCATAACTGCTTTCGCAGGGTCTGGCTTTCCGTTGGTTGGAAATTCGGCAAGAGCCTTTTTAAAACCTTCTGGGTTGCTGATTATTTTGGAAAGGTTTTCCGTGTAGTTTTCTTTTTCTTCTGAATTAATGGTGTGGTTAGACCACTCCGAACCCTCTATAGAGCGGGTTGTAAAAACATTATTTAAAATAAAATCTTTTGACCTTGCAAAGGCTTTGCCACTCTCACCATTTTCGTATTGATTTCCATGAAAAGGGTGTCCTGCAACATCGCCTTTTTTCACCTCATCTTGGCTGTTGAAGTGTGCGACCATTTTCTTTGCCCATGAGTAGCCAGCATCGCCACCCCAAGCGTCCCAAGCGACACGCCCAGGTGATGGGAAGCCGTTTTCCCCGGACTTAAACCCCTCGGCCTTTTGGTCTGGTTGGTGGCGGTCGAAATACGCCTTCATACGACGAAGGGTTTTCTCAGAAATACCGTGAGCATTTGCGAGGTCGCTTGCCCGCCTTCTTCCGACATTGGTAAAACCACTACCCGCCTGGCCGTCTTTTATCCATTCCAAAGCACGTTTAGCAGCGGATTGAACCCCACTAGGGGGTGTAAAGGTTTCTCCAGACATCGGACTCTCCTAGTTGGAAGGAGCCGTCTGCGCTACTGGGAATGTGGGAGGTGTTTCGTCGGTTTCTGGCATGTCAACTTCGATGCCAGCGCCTGTTCCGCCAATTGAGTATCCACGGATTTTGCCCTGCTTGACCAATTCCCACGCCCATGGCTTCCACTGAACTCCGAGGAAAACCGTTCCAGGGGGGAACTTAACGTTTGAAACCGAGCCTGTGTCTGCCTGAATCATTGGGACTTCGACTTCGTGAGGCCATGTCATGGCTTCAAGCCATTCTCCAGCAACGATGTCGACGTTGTGTTGCAAGCGGATATCACGGTCGCCGTTCTTCACATATCCCCAAAGGGCTTGCTGAAGTTCTTGCGGGTCAGTCCACTCTCCGTGTGCATCGCCACGGTTTGGAACGTACCAAGGCCCGAGTGTGTAGCGTTGCTCTGCATCTTTGCGAATCGTGTTCGGGATGCTGTCGTCCTCTACCCCTGAACTCTTTGCAACCTTTGACTTCTTGCTTCGCTTCTTGCGACCATCTGACCAAACTGGGGTGTCAACGTGAACGCCCTCTGCTGTTGGTCCGCTTGCGGGTGCGGGTGCGGGCGCAGGTGCGCCTGCGTCGCCATCCTTTTGCAAGGTGTTCTTTGGAACCGTAATTCCAGAGTCGCCAGCGAGGTCAATCTTTGACGAGTCGTCTGAACTGTCTGAACTGTCTGAGGCATCCTGAAGTTCTGCACTTGATGCGCTTGATGCACGAATTAATACGGGAACCATGTTCAACTTGCACCAGCCCGTTGGCTTGCAAGAAACCGCAACCCAATCGCAACCGTTGTCGCCCTGGGCAATGCAATTGGCGCATGTCATGCCAAGTGAAAGTTGTGGAGAAATGTCAACGTAATTGACATCGCTTGATGGGATTCGGCCAAGTTCATCAACCATGTCGTCTAGTGATTCTGCAATCTCAACTTGCCATGGGTCGAGGCCGTCTTTCCAATTCTCGCCCAGAATCGAGTCGTCGCTCGATGAACTACTCGAAGAAGACGAACTGCTTGAACTTGAAGAAGAACTGCTGTCATCTCCAATAAAGAAAATTGGAACTTCAGATGAGTCGTCGCTCGAACTTGAAGAACTGGACGAGTCGTCACTTGAAGAAGATGAACTGCTTGACGATGAAGAACTGCTTGAACTTCCGTCGCTTGAAGAAGAATCACTAGAACTTGAAGAACTGCTTGAAGATGACTCTTCGTCTTCGTCCGATGAGGAAATTGAAGAACTTGACGAACTGGATGAAGAATCAGTAGAACTTGAAGAATCACTAGAATCTTCGGCCTTTTTGCCCTGAACTGCGCTAAGAATTGATGCGACTGTATTGGGGTCTAGTTTTACCTGAACGGCGTCGCTGGTCGTCGAACTTGAAGAACTGTCGTCCTCTTCTGGGACGGGGGATGGGGCCATTGTGAACGGGAAGCCAATTGCCTTGTTCAAATAACGCTCCCATTCAGGGGTTTCCGACGAGCCACTGTTTGGAACAAGAACGAGAGAGATTTCCTGGCTGTCTCCAGCAAGGGCTAGAAGGTCTGCTGATGCGTAGCCTTCCTTCATCAGTGCTTCGGCGCTGTCACGAACTTCTAGTGCTACAGACTTGTTGGTAGCGATTCCGACAAGGGATACGCCCGAAACAACATCCACGACGTTCATTTTTTCCATTGAGGCTCTCTCCTTGGGTGATTTGTAAACAATGCTATCTCACTGTTTACAAAAACCCGTTTAGTTAGCGGATTGGACGCTGTACACCCTTGGGTGCGGAGGTCGGCGAAACTCGACGGAGTTTGGTGCCAGTCTTCTTTGGGGTGGAAGACTTAATCTTTCGGATTCTTAGCGTCATGATGTCGACCTCTGGTTGTTAGTGAGGGGACCGCTCATGCCACTTGGCGGACGCTTTATTGTTCCACCAGTGGTGATGTTTCCCTTTTTGCCAGTTGGCTTCAAGTTTGGCGGTGCCTCGCCGGTGTACCCAGCCGAGGTGATATTTGCCTGTAGCCCTGAGCCACCTGATTGGTCACTCAAACCACCTTGTGGGTTTTGGATGTCTGTAACCTCAGTGCCTTCTTGTGAAGATGCGTCGATTGAGCCCTGGTTTGCAGTCATGCCTGGCTCTTCGTCGGATGTCATCATGCCATCTGCATAGCGCTGATTTTCCGCAGCGCCCTCTGGCTCTGCACGGAATCCTGGCAAACCAGCCAATTCTCGCAAGTATTCTTCGAGGTTGTTGTCTGGCGTAATGAGTTGGCTCTGCGAAAGGTTGAGCAAGAACGCACCAAGTTCCTGGAGGTCGATTGCTGAAACCTGACCATACGTCAAGGTCGGCATGCGTGATGAGTCAAAACCGTTGAGTGCCATAAGTCGTGGAATGGCGTGGGTGTTGAAAATCTCCGCAATGAGTCGAATCCATGATTCAACGGCTGCGACGAAGAGGTCTACTTTGGAAGTTCCGAGGGCGAATGAACCAACCGATTCGTGTCCAAGCATGATGAAGTCCGCAAGAACCGTCATCGCAATGTGCTGATTGTAACGAGTAATGATTTGGTCAGTGTTGAACTGACGTGTTCCGCCCGAGTTGAGCAACTTGAAGTCCACGAGTGGCTTGCCGTTTTCGTCGAAAATCGATGGAAGGATTACGCCTTCGGTCTCATTGCGCTTAACGCCACGAACAATGCGCTCCATGGCTTGAAGTGCTGCTTTTTCGGCGGGTGTTGCGTTTGCACTCATCCACTCTGGCGGTACATATCCAACCGGAAGACCCGCAAGGTCACGTTCGATTCCAACCGCTTCAAACTCTTCAATGCGACGCTTGTAGTACCAAGATTTGAAGGCATTACGGAGTACTGAGCGACCCTCTGGGTTTCCACGAGCAGATGTTGTGCGGAAGAGAAGGGCCTTCTCGATTGGGATAACGTTCAGGCGACCCGTTGTGGGGTCACGCTGAATCATTGCCTTAATTCCACCGCTCTCGTCGAACTGCCATTGCCACAGGGAGTCCTGCGAGCGCATAACAATCTTTCGCCATCCAACACCATTGTCGTTGTACTTTGAGCGCTTTGATGGGTCCTTCTGGTCGGGGCCTTGGCGCTTCTTGTAGACAATTTCAAAGAAAGACCAGCCGTATGGTAAAAACGAAAGAATCGCAATCATCAATTCGTGCCATGAGTGGCTCATGTCGCCCATGCACTGAGTTACGAATTCGGCTGTTGCTCGGTCTTCATCATTGGGGGTGTTGCCAGTTGGGTCGTCATAAGGGTCGATGCGCCAGTTAACCTGGAGGATTACACGTTCGATTGCGAAAAGAATTGCCCCAATGATTGGGTCATTCTCTGACATGTCACGGTAAGCAATTTGGGCCTGTTTGCCTCGGAGTTGAGGAAGGATGTCGTCAATGACGAAGCCACCCGTGCGCCATAGACCGCTGGCGCCGAGTTCGCTAAAATTATCAACCTGATAGGATGGGTTTTCGTTATCGGGCATCTCTACTCCGTGCGTCTATTGCCTTGCTCGCTTCTATAAGGCTACTACCCTTTTTTAAAGCAGAACTAATTCTCCGTCTCTGGGTGGGAGAATGTCCTCCCCAAACGCCCCAGGGCTCTTCCAGGCCGTCTTTGAGGCACTTGTAACGAACCGGGCACTGGAGGCAGAGTTTGCGAGCCGGGATTAGGTGGTTTCCGCCGTGCGTTGTTGATTCGGGGAAAAAGACTTCGAGATTCTTGGCTTCGGGGGCATCCCGGCAAAGCGCTTCAAAATGCCAAAGTGGTTTTTGGAGTGCTAAAAAAACATCCAGCGCAATGAATTCATATTTGTGTTGAGGCGGTTCCACTATTGGAACCCCTCATATGCGCTGTCTGCCTTGTTCATGTAAATGAACTATACAGCAGTGAACTACATCAATGTAGTTTTTTTTGGCGATAAGCACCACTTGGGTCGGTTGACCCGTTGAAGGGGGACAAGTCGTCTTTCACAGGTGGAGGTAAAACCTGCTAGGCCCAAGTGGTCTTATCTATACGGTTAGCGTCGAAGGGTACGCTACCGACCTAAAACGGCTCCTCGTCAAAGGCGTATTGCTCTGACGGTGCCGGTGAACGCTGAGGACTCGACTGGCGAGCCTGTTGTGGGCGCTCGTAGTTGTTGTCTGGTCGCTCCGTCTTTGAAACCAAGACAGTCGCCCAACGGACGCTTGCCCCAACTTCTTCGGCGAAGATTTGAACTGCGCTTCGCTTCTGACCGTCCGAGGTCTCCCAGTTGCGTTGCTGGAGTGTTCCAGAAACAATCAAGCGGTGTCCCTTTGAAAATGAGTTTGCAATGTTCTCTGCCAAGTCGCCATATGCAACGGCGTCAAAGTAGTGAACGGTGTTTTCCCATTCGCCCTGAGCATTTTTCTTGCCCTTGTTTACTGCGATTGAGAAGACTAGGTAGGCTTTGCCTGAATCTCCGAACTTCAATTCTGGGTCCTTTACTAGGTTCCCAGTGATGGTGATGTTGCTATCGGACATTTTGTCCTGCTTTCTATATTTGTGTTTTTACTTTTTTTTGAAAACGTCCGGCTCCATTACGAGTTCACGGACAGCCTTTATAGTAGCAAGACTATGAGCAACTTGTCCACCTTTGTTGTTAGCAATTTGTCGGCGGACTTCCATTTTGGGTAAATCAGTAATATCGCAAAGCCAGTCAACGGCTTCATTCAGCATGGAAAGTCGCAAACTATCCAACTGAACAGCAGCACGAAGCCCTTCTTCCAATGCGATGTTTCTCATCTCTTGATTGTTAAGGGGTTCTGATGACATTCCGTGTTCCAATGCAGTCTGTTGCCAAAGGCTAACACGTTGCTTCAACTACCCGACGGTTCCTTTAGTGGTGTTCATAAAGATTTGGAAAACATGATGGGCACTTGTCCCAGCACGTTTCTCCAACGTCGATACATCGTTCAATTAAATGAGGGTCGTTGTAGGCGATGGAGCAACGCTGGCAAACGTGAGCAAGGTTTGTTAGCACTCGTGACGTAACTAATTTTTTCCCTGAAAATGGCTCACTTGGTTTTGGTTTATGTGGCTTTGCTGATTTGCGCCTTTTTATTTTTATCGGCGATGCTTCCTCTAGGTCGTCAGTGGATATGCGATACTGCCCTTGTTCATTCAGGCTCGCTTTAAGAACCCCTTGGCGTATCGCTTCGTAAATGGTCGCCCGTGAGAGCCTCGCCCTATGAGAGGCTTCCCGTACCGTTAGAAAATCAGATAACAACTCTGTGGCTTGCTGCAAGGGTTCGCATGCTTTCTAGGTTGGTTCTTGATGCGCTTAGTGCTTCACGCAACGTTGAGAGATTGTTCTTTGCAAGCATTGCGTTCTTTCTAAGTTCTGCTGTTCGCACCGTTGCTTGGTCGTCAACAACGTCGACGGTTGCCTTGGTTTGGGTTTGATGCGCTTCATAGCGAACCGTTAGGCGCTCTTGTGCGAAAGCGATTTCGTAGTCCGTCTCTGCGATGGCCGCTTGGCGACCGGCCTCACGAATCTCGTCTACAAGGCTTTCAATGTGGTCTTGGTACTGCTCGATTTTTGCTTGAATCTGTTCTGGCGTTAACACGCATTTCCCTTCAAAAATAAAACGCTAGAGGCAGGATAGCCCCTAGCGCATTTGGTTGCAACTACTAATTCAAATCTTGCTGATTCGAAGAGCCCAACTCGTGTAGGGGCTAACTTCAATTCCGCCTACTTCTTCTTGCAACTTGGAAGAGTAGTCGTATGCCCAGTCATCAAATCCTGATTCCCACATCAAAACCTGAACGCCGTCAATCTCACCAATTGATGGGTAGTTGATTTCTGGCTCATCTTCCAGGTACCAAGCGAGGTCCTTCTTCATCTGTCGAAGGCACTGCTCCATTTTGGACTTACTTACTTCTTCTGTCATTACCGGCATACTTTCTCCCTTAACTAAACCGTACTCTACAAGCATACAGACAAACTAGACAAAAATCAAACATCCAAATAATTGACTTTTTGACTAAACCCCTGTACACTTGTCAGGTAGGTAAAAACGACTAGGGAGGTCAGATGCCTAAGACAGTAATTAATGGTTTGCAGATATTGGACGTTCGAGACACTGACCCAAAGTGCGGTTGGTACGTTCGTTGCGAAAATGAAGACCACCAAGATTTCTACGCTTACTTCTCAACCCTGCGTGACGCAAAGTCTTTCTGCTTGCAGAATGTCAACGAGCGTGAGTGGTCTGTTCCAGGGTGCGTTGATTGCAAGGAGTTGAACTAATGAAACTAAAAAGAATCTGCGCTGGAAGTTACCTGTCATCAGACGGAAAATATTATGCGGTTCGCATGGACGACAACGGCTGGTGGTCAGTTGGCGAAGTACCTGGGACACACATTGCTGACTTCAAGACGCTTAGAGAATCACGTCAATTTATAAATGAGGTGAAGTAATGCCGAAGATTAATCGCAACAGTGTTTATGAACCCGGGCGTAATGGATTCTTTAGAGAGAATGGGCGCTATCCATATTCCTATGCCGACAATTTGAAGAGTGCCGTTGAGGGGTTGAAGCGTTGTCGCAACGTTCAAGACTTCATTCTTGTTGATGGCTCACCAGACTTGAAGAAAATTCGTTGTCAGGTTTGCGGAAACAAGTTGAGCGAATCATCCCCAAACAATGACCGCCCGGGAAGCAACCGTTGTAGTTTCAACCCAAAGAAGAAGACAGTTGTGGGCGCACACTACTACTGCTCTTGGAAAAACATAATGAATCAAATACTTGACCTTGGCCGAGTAATTAACGTATAAAAGGAGAATAAAATGTCAGATGAATTTTTAATGGAAAGCAAAGAACCGCCAGTTGTTAAAAGGGGCAGGTCTGTTGGCCCTGACGAGAAGGTTATCGTTCGTCGCAATCAATTAATCGAGAACCCAAATACATGGTTTGTTTGGCAGACCAATGCTAAAAACCCATCGTATGTTCGCAAGGTAATTGGGCAACTGCTCGGGAAGAGACAGGATGAAAAGTTTTCCATCTACGACTCACCCTATAAGGCTCGTGTGGTAAGAAATGGTAGTGCAACAGATTTCACGCTTTACGTTATTTATCAACCAGAGGAGGTTGCACAGTGATTGTTTGGGTAGACACGGAAACGACTGGGCTTGACCCAGAGAATGACAAGTTGTTGGAGATTGCGGTGGTTGTTACGGACGACCAACTGAACGAGGTGTTTTCTCTTCAGTCCGTCTTGAAGCAGGATTCCTTTGACCCCGATTCTCTCGACCCCTATGTACTGAACATGCACACTGAGTCAGGATTGCTCGAAGACCTAAAAAGCGCCGAGTTGACTGCGAATCAGATTGAGGACATCCTCAGAGACTTCTTGGTTGCTTCATTCGGGTACGAGGAATTGAAGCGAGCGCCACTGGCTGGTTCATCAGTTGGGTTTGACCGTTCTTTCCTGAAGAAGCAGATGCCTATTTTTGAAGGACTTGTCTCGTACCGGACTATTGATGTTTCTTCAGTTAAAGAACTTGCCAACCGATGGAACAAGCGGACCCAGGCAAAGCGTAAGAAGAAGATGCCAAACAATGGTGTCGCTCATCGTGCGCTTGATGACATCCACTACTCAATTGAAGAGGCACGTTTCTATCGAAAGAACCTTTTCAAGCGACGTTAATCGTGACTCTCACCATGGTCGTGGTGAAGTTCTATTTCGTCTTCAAGTTCTTCGAGCGTTTTGTGAGCCATATCTAGGTCTGCTTCGGTTTTTGCCAGGCGTTCCTTCATTGCCACGTCTTCGTGGTCGGTCACAAATCGTTCGCCGAACTTGGTTCCAATTACAGCGCCAAGGAAGTTTCCTGCGATGAGTGCAATGATTTCAATTGGCTTCGTATCAAGGGCATACTTGGCTGCGAAAATCCAAAACAGAGCGTACAGTGCTTCGAAAACTCCAGCGACGTATGCACGGTTTCGGGCTTCTGCCTGAACCATAAGGGTCGATGCGATGTTTGCGAAGATGAAGCAAACAAACGTTACAAGGGCGGTCTCAACCATTACTGAATTAGACCTCTAACGTACTTCAATCCCTCGAAGTCGCTACTCGATGCTACGTGCGCTCCTCCGTGACCACGGTGGTGGAACCGACAAAGAACCCAAAGGTTTTCTGCGCCCTCAATCCAAGCGCCCAACTTTTCAGGGTCATCAATCCCCGGATAATCGGCAGCAAGCCACTTCAAGTCCACGGCGTTCATCAACGCAAACTCAACGTGAGCGTGGTGAAGTTCAAGGGGATTAACAAGGTCGCACTCTGAGAAGTCGTTGCGCTTCTTTCCAATGTGGCATTGCCACTTATCGGGGTCTTTTTTCCATTCACGGTGAATGTGATTGAAGTCGACGTAGTGCGGGTCGTTTTCACGGGGCTCGTGGTCAGGGAATCGCACTGCGTATGAGTGCGTAACTTTCTGAATGTGTGCTTCAGTCATTATTCCTCCACGGAAGGCTTGCGCTTCGCAACACGCTTTGTGGTTTTGCGTACTGGCTTAGGCGGCTTTTCTGCGCCCTCGTCTGTGTCCCTGTCGATGTGAGATTCGAGTCGAATTGTTGTGTCCCAAACGTCTTTCTTCACATCCGCAACGTCTCCCTTGACATCTCGTATAGCCGACAGGATTTTTTTCTCGAAATCCGACATGCCCTTCTTGTCTGCGCTCTTTGCGTTTTTGTAGATGAGGATGACCGTTGATGTCATTGTCAGAATCATCGAAATAAAACTCACGAGCAAGTAGGTGTTGCTCGACACAGTTAGGTGAAGACCCTGCGACGATGAGACGGATGGGGTCGGTGAGTTCAGGGCGAGAACTAGATGGACCATAGAGCCCTCCAGGTTGCAAGGTTAACTACTCCAGATACAGCGATGTGGTGCCTCTTTTGGAACTCCTCAACTTCTTTGCGAGTTTGCTTTGTGAACGTTCCGGTTGCAGGCGAGTAAAAGCCAGCAGAGTTAAGACGCTTTTGAATCCAAAGAACCTTTGACTTTACGTTTGCGTGGTTTCGGTAGTAGGTCGTTGGGTAGTTTGCGACATTCTCAACTGGGCGGTGATTCGCCTGGTACCAAATGTTTGCGGATACAGACGTTGGGTCCCATTGTCCCGTTACTGGCACACCCATAAGAGCCTGATACTTTTCCAAAGCAATCTTTGTGTAGATGTCAAAGACTCCAGTGATTTCGACGTAAGGGAGTAGACCCTCATTGTAGAGAACTCGTTGAATGTACGTAACCGCTGTTCCTTCCGAGCCGTATGCGTAGATTGGCGTTGTAATGCCACTGCTTGTTGGCGCTGAAAGTTTTACGTTTGTCACGAATTGGAACCATGCACTCGTCGCAGCGTCAAGGTCAACGCTGAACTCGATTCCAGGAACCGAGCCACGACTAGAGAACTGCCAAATCGACCAGCCTTTTCCTGCCCATGGGGAAGAAACAACTGGCAATGGAAGTTTGCATGCTGATTCTGTTTGTTGGTACCCGTGTGGGTAGGCTGCGAGCCAGAGGTTCCACGAGCCCAGCGAGGAGAACGAAGACCATTCGTAGTATGCGCCCGTGTAGATAACGGGGAAGCGTCCGGTGAGTGCGCCGATTTCGTTAAGCCATGCGAACGTCCATCGAAGAGTCTCTACGGTCGACGTTCCTGCGGTTTCAAGGTCGAGGACGGGTGGCAACTGTCCATCCGCTCCTCCGTTAGCGACGAAGAATTTAGCGTCAGAAATGGGGTTGTCGCTTGGCTCTGCGAAGTCGTATCCGCCGTAGGGGATACCGTTTGCGACGGCTTGCTTTGCGTCTCCACTGAAGAATGGGTTTACATAGTTGGTGTTCTGCGTTGTCTTGATGTAGACACCAGCGACGCCAGACTCTACAACCTTCGTCCAATTGATTGGGTGTGGCTGGTTCGATGAAATGTCAATCATCCGAACCCAGGTGCTACATGCCCCTTCGCTGGGCGAAGCGCCTGCTCCGGTGGTAAAAATAAGTGAACCCAGTGCGATTGCCACCGCAAAAAATGCACGAGAAAAGATGTTTTTTGTCGTTGAACCCATACAAAAAGGGTACAACAGCCTTTCCCTTTTTTACTTCTGCGCTTTCTTGGCCAACCAGTTCTTTTGGTACATTTTTACTTTTTCCGAGTTTGCTTCCATGCAACCGCACCCGCCATCTCTGAGGGGGATGACAATCTCGTTGTAGAGGCGATGGCTCTTGTATCCCGCTTGCGTTCCACACGGTGGTCGTGGGCGTCGCTTCACGATTAGCGATGAGCGTCCGTACCTGCTTTCGGGGATGTCTGGGTAGATGCTCATCTGAACTCGAATCTTTGCTCGCTCCTTGGCAGTCAGTCCTCCCCAGTAGCCATGCACCTCATGAAGTACCGCCCAGTTAGCGCACTCTTCTCTGACCGTGCATCTTGCGCAAGCGTCAATTGCGCTCTGATTCTGCTTCTCTCCCTTTAAGGGGAAGAAGTCGTTCTTCGGCATGTCCTTGCACTCTGCCTCGTCAGTCCAGTACTTATTCAAAGCGATACCCCTCATTTTCAACTGCGTCAATAGATTTGTGTAGTCGACTCTTTTTTGTTTCCCAGGTGCCACTTGTCTTCAGTCCCTGGCTTATTGCAAAAGCAGTTACTTGATGCTCGGAAATGGTTGTCTTCAATAAACCGACCGGGGTGATTCGTGCGATTACCTTGGAGTTTTGGAATCGCTCAACCATGTAGGCGCTCACTTTATCCGCATGCCTTCTGCTCTCTTTTTGTGATAGAAAGAACTGTCTTTTGATTGGCACGGGGCTGTCGCTCATTGACATGAAACACTACTCGTTAAAGAGACGAACGGGTCGAGGGTGTTTGCGGTGGGTGCTAAAAAATGCTATAGTGGGCTATATGGAAAATGAAGTAATAGCACCGACCGAGACGCTTATGTTTTTTGCGTATGGAACCCTCCGAAAGGGAGAGCCATTGCACGAACAGTGGCTGAAGAACATCATTGTAAACGAAGTGGGTGAAGCGAAGTTGCGATACGCACGACTCTTTTACGGAGTCAATCACAAGTCCTACCCCTATTGCGTCTGGACTAAAAAGTTTGATGACGAAGCAGTCGGTGAACTATACGAAGTTCGAGTGTGTTCAGAGTTTGTAGACCTTCTACGCATGGAAACAAATTCGGGGTACCGAATGAGCGAAGGCGAAGTTGAGTTGGCCGATGGGCGCCGAGAGATGGCACTCATTTGCACCTGGGAAGAAACCCACGGCGGAGCGGTTCCTGACAATAATTGGCTATCGGCAGAAAGGTCGGTGTGGTGGTGAGACAAGTATCAAACTCTCTTAACGAGGACGACATCTTCTATCTTGCAAGGAGGTATGACCTGCGAGAAGACCACGTTCGTGGGATGGACGACTTCGAGTGGTGCCACTTCATTGGTTGCACCCTGAAAGACCTTCCGTACTATCTCTTTGAAGAGACGGATGATGAAATCATGTTCGACCTACCAGAAATAACGGTTCCTGATTCATACATTCAGGGTCTTCGTAAAGCGCCGGTCGTTCCAATAACCTCTGCTAAAAAACAAGCGCAAGGTAGTTTGTTCCATTCGGACGAGTACAAAACTCCCTCGCCTATGTCAAAGAAGACAAAGAAGAGGGTTATTAAGCACTACTTTCAAATAATCAAGTAGTTCGAATTACAGGTTGAGTTTGCGGTTTGGAATGTAGAGTTTTGGCTTGTTTTTCTCGGCCTTCTCTTGTTCCTCCGCTTGCTTAACTGCTTCCACGTACTCTTCATCGAGGTCTTGCGAAAGAAGTTTTACTGTCTCTTCTGGTGACTTGCCACTCATGTCGCAAAGCACGTAAATTGCACGGCTGAGCATCTTGCGCTCAATTTCGTGAACCTTCATCAGGCTTTGAATTCGCTCATCAAACTCAATGTCTTTGAGTTCAGACTCCGTTGGCTCTGGTGATGTGTTTTCTTCGGTCATGTTATTCAATGTTCCAATCCATTTCGAGACCTATCGGCTCTTTAACTACGTCCAACGAAGCCTCCAGCCTTTTGGCGACTTCATCCAAACGACGTGCCGTTGAAAACTCTAGTTCAACGTATATGCCCATGTCACGAATGGTGTCGGATAAATCTTCCCAGACTTCGCTTTGGAGTCCAATCATTTCGATGGCGGCTGCTAGGGCTTCTTGCGTTGCAATTTGGATTTGAACTTCCTCGGGCAACGCAGATGAAGCGCTGAAACCAAACATCTTCGCATCATCTTTGGAAATGATGCCAGTGGCGAGGATGATTATCCGGCGATAGAGGGGAAGTCGCTCCATTTTACGAGCGTTCTAGTTCACGCAAAAGACGGTAGGCGTAAACCTTTGCCATTTCTCGGGTGGCGTTGTTTTTCAAAACAATGATTTCTTCATTTTCGTTTTGGATACAGGTCTGCCAACCTTCTTGCCAGTGGTGATTAACCACGAAACGACTCTTCATCTCTTTGGGATAAAGAACGCTATCCAAAATGTACAGAAATTCGCTATCTTCAATCCATTTGTGGTCAATCACTTCTTACTCCTCGTCAAACCAGTTTCCCCATGGCAAGTTTTCTTCCCACGTCCAGCCCTTGGGCTCGGCGACCTCAAACCAAACACGGATTTTTCCGCTTTCGGCGTCGTAGGGCTCCTCGTAAAGAAGTTTTTCGGCGTCAACGCCCGCTGATTTTGCAAGAGATACCGCATTGTCAGGGGCTGACTCGCTTACGAACGAAACAGAGACCGGCTTCGCCTGGCA